GGTTGAAATAGATGGAAACCGCTTTAAGAGAGTTGTTAGAAAACAACATTGACGAACTAAAACCCGCACTTGACGAATATGGAAATGAAATAGGCTATATATTTCCGACAAACGCACCAGAGGGTTGCCAAAAACCATATTTGGTTTATACAAGAGTCACCACTAGAAGAATTAAAACACTCGAAGGCTTGACTGGAAAAGAATATTTAAGCTATATGTTTTCTATTATGGCAACCAGCTATAAAGATATGAAATCCTTAACCAAAAAGGTTGAGGATTTATTGGCTTCTTTGCCAGGGCAAACCATAGGCAACTATTATATCGAGGATATAGACATAAACAATGTAACCGAGCAATACGAACACGAACTAAAGGTTAACCGAGGGATTATTGATTTTACAATATATTTTGAGGAGGTATAAGTATGGCAAAACGTGCGTTAGGAACAAAGTTACAGATTGGGTCAGATTCTCCTGTTACAGTAGCAGGACTTACTTCTATAGGTGGGCTTGAATTGTCAGCTGACACTATAGATGTTACTACACTAGATAGTGATGGAGGATATAGAGAATATATTGCTGGTTTTAAAGATGCAGGAGAAGTATCCATGGAAGGATATTTGGAGCTAGACGAAGGACAACAAGCACTATACGATCTTTTTGAAAGTGGAGAAACAGAAGATTTTACAATATTATTCCCTAATAATATGGGAAGTTGGCAATTTAAAGGTGTAGTAACTGGATTTAGTACATCAGCGGATTTAGAGGATCCATTGTCCTTTAGTGCTACTATTCAAGTATCTGGAAAACCCACACTAACCATAGGAGCAGGTTCATAAGGCTAGAGTAAAATCTAGCCTTATATTTTTTATGTAGGAGGCAGGAATATGGGTTATTATCCAATCAAGCTTGATAAAGTACGTAATTTCCGCTATGGAATGAAAGCAATATCTTTGATTGAAAAGAAATTTAAAAAACCAGTGTCAAAAATAGACTTAGAGAATCTGACAATGGAAGATGCAGCAATACTTATATGGGCTGGTCTATATCACGAAGACAAGAATTTAACACCTGAAAAAGTTATGGACTTGGTAGACGATTATTCTGATATAACAACAGTGTTACAAACTATGGGCGAGGCATTTCAAGGTGCTTTTGGAGCAGGAGAAGTTAATAAAGGAAAAAACGAATAGAAGGCGGCGAGGGAGAGGGATTTAGTATAAAAGAAGCTCTTAAACTCGCTGCCTTTATTAATATTCCAGTAAGTGAATTTTGGAAAATGACACCATATGAATTGAATATTTACGCACAAACATATAGCGAAAAACAACAGGAAGAAATGAAAGAAAAAATTACTCTAGCATACCTAAATTCAATGTGGACTATACAGTGGCTAGGGAAACGACATCAACAGCCAAAACCATTGAAAGAGATTTTGAAGAGTATTGGCAGAGAGAAAAAGAAAATGACAGACGAACAGATGTTTAATCAAGTAAAGGTCCTAAATGCGGTATTTGGCGGGGAGGTGAAAAGGAATGGCTAAGTCGAATTTCATCGTGCGCGGAGGTGCAGATTTTAGCAGCATTAAAAGAGAGCTTGTCAAAACACAAAAACAGCTAGATAACTTTAAAAATGGCGTCTCTAAAACAATGAAAACAATTGGTACTATTCTAGGCTCCTTGGCTGTGGGGAAACTGGTTAAAGACAGTACACGGATGGCTATGGGCGTAGAAACTGCGGTCGAGAATATAAATCACAACATGGGACAAGCTGCTGGAGCATTTCAAGATTGGGTTGAAACCCAGAGTAAATCCTTGGGCATGGCTAAAGCAGATGCCTATAATTATGGATCTATATTTAGTAATTTATTAAGTAGTTTTACCTCAAGCGCACAGGAAACCGCAGATAAGACACAAGAATTGATGAAAGCTGCCGCTATTATTTCCAGTAGAACCGGTAGGAGTTATGACGATGTAGCAAACAGGATTAGAAGTGGCATGTTGGGCAGCACAGAAGCAATTGAAGATTTAGGGGTTTATACCAACATATCCATGATAGAAAGTACGGAGGCATTTAGACGTTTTGCTGGTGATAAGTCTTGGGCGCAGCTGGATTTCCAAACTCAACAACAGATACGTTTAGCAGCTATATTAGAGCAAACGTATAAGAGGTATGGCGACACATTAGCTGATAATACCCAACTAAGACAAGCGCAGTTTATTGCTAGCCTTAAAAATATCCAATTGTCCCTAGGGCAAGCCTTCCTGCCGATTTATAACGCTGTATTACCAGCACTTACTGCAATGGCTGATGCTATAGGCAGAGTGGTTAATCTTATAGCACAGTTTACAACTGCGTTGTTTGGAGCTCCTAAAACGATACAAAATCAAACTAAATCTATACAAAGTCAAGCGGGTGCAATGAAGGATTTAGGCGCAGCTACTACAGGGGCAGGCAAAGCAGCTAAAAAGGCCGCCAAAGATGCAAAGGGAGCGTTAGCGCCTTTTGACGAGATAAATCAATTAGCTGATAAGACAGGGGCTAGCTCTGGAGCAGGCGGAGCAGGTGTAGTTGGTGGCGGTGGCGGAGCCGCAATAGAGATGCCTACCATGGATACTGGCGGGTTTGCTAGCAGTGTTGTTGAGGTATCTGAAAAAGTAAAGCAGTTTGCGGATAAAGTAAAAACGACATTTTCAAAAGTAAGGGGCTTTATCGCCAAAAATAAGACAGCTATCATAAGCGCACTTGCAGGGATAGGTGCAGCAATAGCAACTTATCTTATTGGTGCAAATTGGGGCACTATTGTAACAGTTGTAAAAGCTGCTATGACAAAAATAGGAACAGCAATAGCAGGTATTTCGCTGCCAATTCTTGCGGTGGCTGCTTTAATCGGTTTAATTGTGGCAGCCGTTGTAGACTTATGGCAGACAAACGAGGAATTTAGAAACAAAGTTGTAACTGCATGGGAAGGTATAAAAGATACATTAAGCAATATCTGGGAAACAATTCTAAAACCAATATTTGAAGCTATTAAAGAAGTATTAACTGACGTTTGGAACAATGGCATAAAGCCGCTTTGGGATAAATGGAAAAAATTTGTTGGTAGTGTAATTATGTTAATTTTAGACTTGTGGAATGGGATGAAACCTGTTGTAGATTGGATAATAAAAACGTTTGGTCCTGCGTTCGTTGAGGTATTCAAGTTTGTATTTAACACAATTAAAAATATTGTGATGCTTATCATAAATATAGTGAGCAGTTTGTTAAGCGCTTTTTCAGGAATCATTGAGGGTATAAGGAAGATATTTAAAGGTTTAATTGATTTTATAGTCGGCGTATTTACCGGCGATTGGCGGAGGGCCTGGGATGGTATAAAGTCCATATTCAGCGGTGTAAAAACTGCAATATCCAGCGTTTGGACAGGAATCAAGTCAATTTTCAGCACCATCATTAACTATGTAAAAAGTACATTTAAGAACGCTTGGAGCACAGCCTGGAATAGCATAAAAACAATATTTAGCAATGTATTTAATAGTTTAAAAGGGATTGTAAAAGCTCCTTTGAACTTCGTTATAGATGCTGTAAACAAAGTTATTAGAGGTATAAACAAGTTTAAGATTAATATACCTAGCTGGGTAGCCTCTTTGGCTGGGGTAAAAGGTGGGAGCATTGGTTTTAATATACCGACTATACCTAGATTAGCCAAAGGTGGATTGATTACAGCACCTATGGTTGCTGGACTTGGTGAAGCAGGCCGAGAGGCAGTTATCCCGCTTGATACAAATACTGGCTGGGCTGACATTATGGCTGATCGGCTTGTATCCGCATTACAACGGACGCAGGTTGCTGGTGCTGGCGTAGGAGGCGACGTATATGTTTACATCGGCAATGAACAGGTAGACGCATATATCTACCGGTCGCAGGATAGACGCAATATCAGGAGCAATGGGAGGTAGATAGCATGGCGCTAATACAAATTAACGGTGTAAATTTACCTCCGCCTGTTGAATACTCTGTAGAGCTATACGATATTGATAGTGAAAATACTAAACGGACGGAAACGGGTGTATTGCAACGGGATAGAGTGAGGCAGGGAGTGTATAAGATGCAGGTGAAATGGTTGATAAAGAAATCGCAGTTAAGGATTATTACAGATGCGTTAAAGCCAGCTAAGTTTAAAGTCACGTTTTTTGACCCTACAACGCTGGAAATGCCCACAAGAGAAATGTACTGCGGTGATCGCAAGGCCAACCTAGTAAAGTATAATGGAAGCTCCCCTGACGATAGTTGGTGGGAGCTTTCTACTTCACTGATTGAGTACTAGGGAGGGAAAGAGATGTATCCTGTAAGCGAAGCATACAAAAACGCAATAGCGCAGAATGAAAGAAACGTTAGGATAATCGGCACAATCACATT